AGATGTGTCCATCTCCATTCAAATCCTTCTCGGCAACCGCTGGATCAACGGTTACTGTTTTTTTCTCTTCCTCTGCCATGTCAAGACCTCTCTATTGATTAGTTAATTTTTGATGTCTCATTCTCAAGTTTTCTTCTTCAATATAGTTCATTAACATATTAAGATAGACTTCCCTTTCCCATGGCAACATTTCTTCTAGTTCACTTAATGAATATTTGTGGTGTTGCATCAATGCAAAATTCACCTTCATATAATTCATTAGGTTATCATGTGAAAGGGCTAGCCGAAAAAATTCTGTAGCCCCTCAATCATAATCTTATTCTCAACGCCAGTTTTTGGGTTTGTAACATTCACCTCATGTTTTAGTCTAGGAACAGTGTTGAAAAATGCCTCAACTTTTTTGAACATATTTGCATCCAACTGTCCTAAAAATTCGTCTAGTTCTTTCTCGTCCATATCGGCACGCTCATAGACATTATCTGTATCATAAATTTGTCTGATGCATCTTTTGATAATAGTCCATGCTGTATCTGCACCAAGGCCCATAAGATCACCTGTCATATCAATGTTTGGATAGTCCAAAACCATCCCAATTTCATCAGACAATCTTATATTACTATCATGTCCTTCTGGAAAAAATACTTCAACCTTTTCCAAATTAATTTCTGTTTCGACATATGTTTCGTTATCATCTGGGCATAACAATTTTACATTTGTCTTTGAACCTGCTGCCTTCATACGAATATTCAAAAAAATGTATTCGATGTCAAACATCGGCATCTTTTTAATATCCAACTTTCCAAAGGTGCATTGCGATACAGTCTGCATGACTGCTTCACTAATGTCCTTATCCTCTCCACTTTCTAGTGCAAGAAGAAGTGCTTTTTCTTCTCCTACCAGAAAAGGACGGTATTCAATTTTCTCGCCTGTTGATGGAATTGTCAATTCATGTTTTGGCGTTTTTAGTAATGGTAAAGCCATATTATACTCCTCATAATGTGTTATTATTTATGGTGTGACATTTTAAGTCCACCACCAACCGTAACCAAACTTTCTGCTGTTAGCCTTGATCTGTTCTAATTCTTTTCTAGCATCTTCCACTCGTTTCTTATCATTTTGTTCTGCAAGAATTGATCTATCCACTGGTTTTGCTGGATAGTAAATGGTTGGTGTAGTTTCTGGTATTGCTGGTGCTTGTCCAACCTGTCCAGAAACAGGCATCTCTACCCATTCTCTAAATGCGAAACCAACTTGCAACTCTAAGATTGCACTTGTAGTATCGTTGTTATATTCTATTGGGTTTACTGATTTTGGAAAGACTTCTCTCAATTGACAACCATATACTCTATCACCATTTTCATTCAGTTGATAGATGTTGATTGTAGAAATATAATCGTCATAGTAATTCATGTTGAATGATGTAGGACTGTAAATGTAATTTTGCCATGCATCAAATCTTCTTTTTTCATTTAAGTCACCAGACAGAATAAATGAAATATTGATTTCGTCTGCATAAGTCAATCCTGCCGCAATTTCGTGTGTTGGGCCATATATGGTATCATTTGTAGTTGTGGATATATTTCTGCCTGGCAAGGTAAGTGATTTCACTTTAACCGATACAGCTTCAGATGAACCAGTAAATGCAGATTCAACTGCCGCCGGAAATAAAACTTCTGCTTCAAATCTATTTGGTCTTGCAACACCATAATCACTAATTTTTGAAACTAAATTTTCAAAGTTAAAGTGTGCCATTATACTCTCCTAGGCTGGTTTGCCATTCTTCTGGAATCTGCATACACTTTGTTTTCAACTCCTGTAGGAACAAACCTTTGAACTGGTAATAGAACTGCTGCCATCATTTCTTCTGCTGTGATAACACGAAACCTAGACTGAACATGGTTTGCAAGATACCGCTTTACAGTAGGACGGACGATAGGGTTTCTTTTGATACGATTCCAAGTCAATCGAATTCTTGTATTTTCATTCATTCTATCATCAGTCGTATATTCAGCAATGACATTTAATAATTTTAGACGCATAGGGATAGATAGGTAGTGGAAGTTCAATCCCAAAAACCCATCGTTGTATTCTTCAATTGGCATCACCAAAGGAAACCTATCATAATATGGTAGGGTTGCTTTGTTCTTTGCATCATAGTAAAAGAAGTTCATTCTACCCAAATCTGGACGCCCTCTAACCAAACCTTCATTGATTAGTTGTCGTGTTGGCGGTTCACCCATTTCTCTGATTTTATCTCTAAACCAGCGAACCGAGCGTTCCTTGCCACCTGTCTTTTCTAGTAACTCATCAAAGTATGTCATACTTCTATTTATACGACTAACCCAAATGGTCTTCAGTCAGTATCTTAAATTCCATTTGTCTGTCGTTGCAGAACTCTATTGCTGCTTCCCACTTTGCCTTATTCACACCCCAAGTGCGAACTTCTGTGACAAATCGTTTGGTTTTGCGAGAGGGTTGTTTGGGTGGGCCACACTGTGCTTTAGGTTTAACTTCTATAATCATTTTCTTCACAGAACCATCTGATTGTTTGACTTTGACATAGAAATCTGGGAAATATCTGTGTATTCTGCCATCTAGTGGGGAACGGTAGGGTATGATAATCTCTTCACTACCCCATTCAAGTATGTTATCACTCCTATCACAGTAAACCATAAACTTACGCTCCCATAGACTACGATAAATAATCTTGGATGGATCGCCTCTGTATTTTTGTGGTTTTGATGGAATGTATCGACCTTTATATGACATGATGCGTTATAAATACTTTCACAGGTTATAGGACTATTTAGATGGGTAATGCATTTAACAAAATTAACGAGAACAACTATAAAAGAATTTATGGTGGTGATCTAAACTATCCAATAGACATTGGAACAATGGAGCGCACAGGACACTATGTGCAGTTCTTCATCAATGTGCAAGAATTATCAAAAATTAAATTTCCTAAAGGTTCTTTTAATGCACAAACTGGACAAGGTTCTACTGCATCTAGGGAATCATCAACATTATCTATAGAACGAGCTCCTACCAAAAGACTTGCTGCATCCATTCAACTTTATATGCCAAACCAAGTTGCGGTGTCACATAAAGCAAACTATTCTGAAGAAGAAATTGGTGCGGCCATTACTGCAACTGGTGGGGCAATTGATAAAATTGTCAATGGACAGTTTGGTGATATTCTTAATAAAGACACTCTCAAACAGGGCGCTGGTGATATGGCTGCCGGTATTGGAGAAAAGGTTGGTATTACGGGCGCTAAGGCCGCTAGGAATATTGCAAAAGGAACAATTAAAAACAATCGACAAGAGACTATGTTCAATGGTATTGATAAAAGAACTTTTAGTTTTGAATTCAAAATGGTGCCTAAAAGTGAGAAAGAATCAGAGAACATTAAGAACATTGTAAATATGTTTAGATTTCATGCGATGCCTGAATTTTTTGCTGGTAGTGAAAGAACTCTAGTTTCACCTTCCACATTTGATATTAAGTATATGCATAAGAATGGCGAACACACATTTTTGAATAGAATTTCTACTTGTATATTAGAGGGTGTTGATGTTAAATATGGTGGAGACAGAACACAGTTCTTTAGAAACACTGCTCCAGCATCAACAGAGATTAGTCTCACATTCAAGGAACTAGAGATTATCACAAAAGAACGCATCAAAGATGGATATTAATCATGTCATATTTTAACAAATTTCCAACAACACCATACGATGTTAAGGGTGATAATGTTATCAGAACATTAACAGATATTACAAGAAGAGTTAGACTGTCTACAAAGGCAAGATTATCTATAGTAGAGTTTGATTTCTACGATGTTGTTGATGGGCAAACACCAGAGTTTGTTGCAGATAGATATTATGGTGATGTTGGACTTCATTGGTTGATTCTTATTACTAATGATATTATTGATGTATACCATGACTGGCCAATGTCAACAAAGAGATTTGAAGATTATGTATATACAAAGTATGACAATGATGTGAATGGAATTCATCATTACGAATATACACAAGAGTCGGGCGATACAAAGTTTGTGATTGAACTTCCTAATGATAGTGCAACAACACTTCCTGCCGGTGCAGTTCCAGTTACTAATTATGAATA